ATATACTGTTGATTTAAGTGATATTGGTAAAGAGCTAGATGAAATAATTGGCAGAGCTAGAAATATAGGACAAAAGAATATTCCTGATGAGTTAAAAAAATTAAAAAAAGCTATAGAAGAAGAGCCAGAGTTTACTTTAAAAGAATTGGTAGAAACAAGAAAGGTTGTTAGGGGCTTGCATGATATTAAAGAACTTTCAGGAGATGCAACCCAGGCTGTAAAAGAAACTTTTAAAGCTTTGGATAATAAAATTAACGATCTTCCAAACAATCTACACTCGATTAAAGGAGACTCTAATAAAGTTGTAAAGATTATAGAAGATTTAAAAAAAGAAAATAAACTTTACTACGAGAATCATTTGCCTTTTGACAAAGCAAAAGTTAGAAAAATAATGAGCAATAAAGAGATTGATGCCGATGACGTATATAACGCAATCTTTAAACTAAATGAAGTTGGGGATGCCAAAGCTTTAATTCAAGCTATTCCATCGGCGAAAAGGGCAGCATTGCAACAGGGCTTACTTAGAAGATATATAAAAGAACAAATAAATAACTCAATTGACGATCCACTAACAGGCGCTGTTAACCCAGTTAAGTTTGCTAACAAGATGTTAAAAAACAAAGAAGTGTTATCAGAATTTTTGGGACCAAGAGCAAATCAGTTCTTTCAGCTGATGGATGATTTTTCTAAACTTAGACCCAATCTTTCGGCTAAAGAACTAACGGGAGTTGCGGATGAGCTTGCTGGCAGAATACCTCAGATGGAGGCGATGGCTGACGCAGGTAGACTTAATTATCCGCCTAGCTTTAACAGGTTTGCAGAAGCTTTAAAAGAAAAAGCAGAAGCAAGCGCTCAAGCATTAGAAATACAAAAAGCAAATATCTTTACAAGGCTAGAGTCCGCATCCCCAGAGGAAGTGGCTAAAATAGTCTTTAGGCCTAAGTCTTCTGACGATATTATAAGAGTTAAAAATTTAGTAAGTGATGAGGCTTTTCTTGACATACAAGATCAAGCCTTAGAACAAATATTAAAAGACGGAGTTCAAACAGGAAGCAACAAACTTTCTGATATATTCAAACCTGGCAATTTAGAAAGAGCTTTACGTTCATACGACGATGAAACATTGACAGCGATGTTTGGCAAAGAGATGACTCAATCTTTGAAAAGTTACGCAAGACAACTAAGAGTAACCGTAAGTGATGAAATAACAGGGGGAGCTGGTAGCTTGGTAGCTGGAGCTCTTGCGTTGAACGTATTTAACGTAGCTCTCTGGCCAACAGTTGCGATGATGGGTCTTTACAAAACAATATTTTCAAACCCAAGAATTACTGGAATGCTTGCTAAAACAGACAAAAGTTCTATTGCAGAAGTTGTAAAATTTGTTGCTAACACTATTAAGTTTGGCGGTATTAGAGGATTAGCCGTTGAAACAGGCGAAGCATCAGACGCTCTCAGCAGAGAAGTTGAGAAGCTTCAGCAAAGCGAAGAGGGTCAAGAAGTCAAAGGTATATTAGAAACTTTAAAAGGCGGCATACAGTCAGAGGCTAAAAAATTACAAACACCTACGTTGCAAGATTTACCAACTGTTGCGGCTGTTACCCCTCCTCAATCTCAAGGTATTGTTAGCCCAAGTTTATTAGGTGGCTCTCCAGCAAATGTGGATATCGCTCAAAGACTAAGAGGCTTAGCCTAACTTTTAATTAAATAAAGATCCCAGTTATTTCTTAACACTTCCAGCCATTCTTCAATTGGCATAACTGTTACCTTATCGTTATCTTCATCCCACTCAGGATTAATTGCATACAAAGGTACGCACACCCGAATAGGTTTACGATTATATTTAAAGATTAAAACAGGTATACGGCCGTCTGTCGCTTTGCACACTTGATCCCACCAACCTTGTTGATACCAGTCCCCCTCTTTGTAAAACTTGCACTCTACAGCATGATGAGGAATATTTATATCGCAAAGATCTTTAGATTGATATTGGTCTAGGTTACGCTTGCAAACGTAGTCAATACCTTCAGACTCAAAAAATTCGTTTAATATTTTAGCAACGTCTCTTTCAAACGTCGCTCCCTTGGTTCTTGAGTTGATTGGCATTGTTCTTCTCCTTTAAAGTTCTTTCTTTCATTAGTAACTCTAGCTCATGCCAGCGATACATTCTTCTATTTACATGATCCCAAAACCAACCTTTATAGTCATAAAGTTTTTCTGTTGGGTCTTCCATTACTTTTCCTTTTTATAATTTTTTACTAATCCCATTTCTTCTCTATCAAAACCTAAAGGATGAGGAGATAAACATTCTAACTCATCTTTGCTGAAATGAATGTAAGGCTCTGAATCTTCTTCATAAACAGGTTCTGCAATTGTACCAAATCTTACATCGTATATGTGATCCCTTTTCCAAGTATGACTATAAACGCTGTCTGTCATTGCGTAGACAATTACAAATGGCTGATTGGTTGCCAAAGATAAAGCTGAGCCCATTCTTAACTTACTAGCTGAAAGTAGTAAAGTGTCATACTTTGTAATACCAAAAGTTCTGCATTTTACCTCCAACCAAAAAGAAACTTCTTTTGATTCGCACCAATAATCTAAACCATAACTAACTGGTAGTTTATGGCATCTAACATTCCAAAGGCCTTCTATAAAACCAGCAACACGCTCTTCGCGTTTTTGATCGTTGATGTTTTCCATTTTTGGTTTTGGTTTATCCATTGATCTCTCCCTTTTTAAATACAATACGAACACAATACTTGCGAACAATCGCAACAAGCGTAAATACTGTTGTTTGAATAACAGAGGTTGTTAACAAGCTAGCATTAAAATAATTGCACATGTTGAGAACAAAAAAAGATAAAGGTAAAGCTATTACAACGCCAACAGCTACATCGCTGAGACTTTCTTTTAAAGCGCGTCTATCAATCTTCATTAAAAAATGCTGGATCAATCGCAACAATACGTTTTGTTGGCCTTCCAGTTCCTTTTGCCCTTAAATCTTTTTCTTGTATCTCCCCTGAGTTTTTTAATCTCTCTATAATTTCTTTAACTTCGTATGACTTCATTGATCTGAATATTTCACGTCGATCAATATCACGCTTACTTATACCCCAATCTCCTTGCGATCTAATAAAGCTAAGTATCTGTTTAATACGGCCTTCCATTTCAGATCCCGCAACTTTGTCTTTACAATTCTCTATTAGCAACTGATCGTAGTAATAAACATAATCTATCGCCCATTGAGTTATATCACCTTTAATTGTTTTGGCTTTCCTATCATCTGCAAGAGCTCCAATCAAAGCTAGTCGCATGGCTTTTTCTCTAGTTCTAGATAATAAAACCTCAAGACCCTCTTTCTCCAAAGCATTTTGTTGATCTACTAATTTGTATGCCAAGCTGTCCAACAAAGCGTTTGAATCATCATCAAACTTTATAATTCTTTGTTTAAAATCTAACTCAGCATTGTCTCTAGATATCTGTTCCATTTCGTTGTCAACCTGTCTTACATGTGAAACCCAGTTGTATGTTGATTGAGGAGGCTCAACAAAAGCTACCATTTTGCCAACTGTTCTTGGCACATGAGATTCAACAACAATAAATCTATTTAAGAAACCGTCAACAATACGACCTGTTGATAAAGCGCCATAAAAGTTTTTAGGCACACTCATACCGACCAAAGTAATTGCAGGCTTAATTGTTGATCTATCTAAAACTTCTTTTTGTTGTTTATTAGTTAGAGTCATCATTGAATAGTTATCTGGTCTTAAAACACCATGACATCTTCCCCAAGTCTCCATAAGAATTTGTAATGCGTCTTCTTTGTTTGAGTTAGAAGATTTAGATATGCTTTCCAATCTTTTACCAAACTCATCCATTACGGTTATGTGAGTTGGTTTATATCTAAGTAAACTGTAAATAGCTCCGCTTGAAGTATAACCATCTCCCGCCATTAAATCGCTATGCTCAGCATGATCTAAAATAGTTTCAACAACTGTCTTGACATTTTCTTTACCCTGTCCCGACTTAGCAATACACATAAAAAACAAAGATGAAAAGTTGTTCATATTGGTTCTATACATTCTTCCTAAAGCTACCGAGCCTAAAGATAATGCTGCTTGCATACTAATGGCTGGCTGAGATATGTGCGCTATCTTTTCTGAGTATTCGTAAATGTCTTTTAACACACCAGGCGGAGAATAAAGATTAGCTGGTTCTTTTACTGTTTTGGTTGTTGATATATAAGCAGGTGCTTGTTGGTTTTTTCTGTCATGAGTTTTTTGAACTGAATTAACTGTTGTTGATATTTCACTTGCTGATAAAGGTGGAGAGTTTTGTTCGTTCCAAGACTGCACAAAGAACTCTGTAAAATCTGTATTTAAACCTTTGGCTATTAAATAACCCGCTAGTCTTGCCGCTTGATCGTTACGGCCGCCCTCAGAAACACCTTGAATAGATAAAGGTGTAGAGATTGGTTTGCCGTTGAGTTTCTCAACCCCAGTTATCTTCACCCATAATTCTTGAGTTAAGTTTGGTAAATCATCAACATCATTTAAATCCCAATCTTCAATTCTTGTAGGGGTATATATAGCTCCTGTTGCATGAATATTGTGCGGAGCAACAATCAAACCACCCACACCCCTAATATCAATTAGCTTGGCTGGATCATACCCTTCAGTTCTTTTGGCTACCCAAGTAGTAAAGTTTTCTGGATTGTTGTAATAATAATGAACCCCTTTGCCTGTTGCTACTTTAAAAGGTGTTACTGGTAAGTTGGCCTCACACCAATTTACCGCCTCGGGTGTATCTGCATCTATAACAATAAACTTGCCACAGACTAAAGCGACGACTAAATCATCTCGCCCCTTAAACCATTTCTCTATTTCTTCCGTCGTCGGCTGTCGCTCTTGGAATTTTTGCCACCCCCCTAATTCTTTGGGCGGAACTTTATTATGCCTATGGAGAGGTACTACACTTATCCCATATTCTGCATAAGCCAGAGCTAAGTCCAACGCAGAGTCTTGCGCTGTTACTTGTAAATTGAACACTCTTAACTTTCACTTGTTTCTTCAATAGGACCAAAAATGGATTCAAAATCTAACTTACCGCCAGAAGCTTTAATAATTTTTTTTGCCTGTTTAATAGAGGGTTGTCTAAGACCATACCTCCATGCTTTAGTTGACGCTGCTGAACAATCAAACAGCTCCGCAGCTGGCTCCGTGCCAATAAATTCTATATACTTCTTTAAAGTTATTCTTTGCACTTCTCTCTCCTTATATTGTGGTTCTAGATTTTTCTTCTTAAATGATTTAAGCTCTTCTTCGGTAAGACTTTTTAACCGCCATAGGTAGTTTACCTTCCATTGATTTCGGTCTACTTCTCTCATTTTACATTCCGTTAAAAAATTAATGTTCACACATTGTAATTCATATTAAAATAAATTAAAATAGTATTTTTAAATAAAACGGAGAAGATAAATGTCTGACATTTTAAGCAGAATAAAAAGTCCTAGCGACTTGGTAGAAAATCAAGGGGCTAAGATTTTAATGTATGGTGCAGCTGGAGCTGGTAAAACAACTTCACTTGCAACCTCACCTGGAAAAACTTTAATTATTAGTATGGAAGCTGGTTTGTTGTCTATTAAAGACGCGGCCAATGTTACCGCTATTGAAGTTAAAGAAGCCTCAGAGATTGAAGAGATTGCTGAGATGCTAGAAAATGGCAAACTCGATTACGATACTATCTGTTTAGATAGCGTAACTGAGATGTCTGAACTTTTACTAGCACAAGAAAAAGCAAGGTCTAAAGATCCTCGACAGGCTTATGGAGAGGTAATTACAGTAATGACAAGAACGATGCGAAGATTTAGAGATCTTAAAATGCACGTTATTTTTGTTGCTA